TGAGTGTTCCATCTGATTCTAAGTTTCAAAAGCTTCGTTGCTGTCGATATGAAGTGGTTGCAGAATTTACGTCTGTATTTGATAAGGTTGTTCATCTTACGACAGAAGATATTCAGTATATGAATACCAAGAAGCGTAATCGTGAATGGGTTGAGGAAATTACTGCAAAGATTAATAAGGTAAATACTGTCATCAAAAAGAACAGGGATGTTGTTTGTATTTGATAAAGATAAAATCAGTGGGGTCTAAATGGCCCCATTGATTTGTCTTACCCATACTACGCGGATTGATTATGGAAACTCGGACGAATGAACAATGAAAATACAGACAGATATTAAATTAGATTTTGATGATGTTTTACTAGTTCCACAACGATCTAGGGCAGCATCAAGAAAAGAAGTAAGTATTGATAGAACATTCTCATTCTATCACTCTACAAGGCAGTGGACAGGCTTACCAATAATGTCTGCAAATATGGATTCCACTGGTACATTTGAAATGGCTGATAAATTATCAGAATATAAAGCCATAACATGTCTACATAAACATTATACTAAGCAAGATTATCAAAATCATTTTTGTAACGTCCATTCTCAATGGTTAAGTGTTGGTATTAAAAATGAAGATCTAGATAAGATAAGATATATCATAGATGATGTTGGATTTATACCAAATATTTGTATAGATGTTGCAAATGGATATACTGATGACTTTGTAAATTATTGTAGAAAAGTTAGGGATACTTTTGGCACTCAACCAATTATTATGGCTGGTAATGTATGTACACCAGAGATGGTGCAGGAACTTATTTTACATGGTGGAGTAGATATAGTTAAAGTTGGTATTGGCCCCGGCTCTGCTTGTACTACAAGATTAAAAACTGGAGTGGGTTTTCCACAGTTATCTGCAATATCTGAATGCTCACACGCTGCTCATGGTTTAAAAAGCGAAGACAGGCGTCTAGGATTGATTTGTGCAGACGGTGGATGTAGAACACCCTCAGACGTTGTAAAGGCTTTTGCGGCAAACGCAGACTTCGTGATGCTTGGTGGTATGCTTGCTGGAACTGATCAGTGCGAGGGAGAATGGGAATATGAATATCGCTGTGCTATCATAGATAATGATAGAAATGTTGTTAATGAGTGGTGGCAACAAAATGATCCGGGTTACAATCCACCAGAAAAAAGAAAAAAATCATTACTATTTTATGGAATGAGTTCACATAAGGCACAAGAAAAATATGGTGGAATAAAAAATTATCGTGCCAGCGAAGGAAGAGTAATTAAAATTCCATATAAGGGTTGTGCATCTGAGATTATGAATGATATAATGGGTGGTATAAGAAGTGCTTGTGCTTATATAGGAGCAACATCACTTAAAGATTTACCAAAGTGTGCAGAATTTATTATGGTCAATAGAACTCATTTTGATAAGAGTATATAATGGGACCAACTTGTGTAACAATATCTACAATACTATATTTATGTGTGGCTATTTCTTGTTTTGTGCAAAAGGATTATTCACATGGAGTAATGTGGTCTGGATATACATTTGCTAATCTAGGATTACTTTGGTATGAATTAAATAAAATTGGCTGGTGGACATTATGAACAATCTAAATGGTATGAGAACCTATCTTGTCGGTCCTATGGATAGAGTGGCTGATGGTGGCAAAGGTTGGAGAGATATGATTACTCCACCATTAAAATATCTAAATATAAATGTAATTAATCCATGTAATAAGCCTATTAAACTCATAAAAGAAGATGAGACTACAAGATCTGTTATAGACCACTATAAAAATACTGGACAATTTAATAAGATTAAACAAGAGTATGGACATATAAGAAATGCTGACTTAAGATGTGTTGACGTATCTGACTTTATTATAGCCAGAATAGATATGAGTGTTCATATGTGTGGTTCATATGAAGAAATTGTCACAGCTAATAGGCAAAAAAAACCAGTATTGGTTTGGTGCGAACAAGGCAAGCATAATGCCCCAAATTGGTTATTTTTTATGTTGCCACATGAACATATATTCAGTAGAATGTACGAAATTCTAGATTATTTACATGAAGTTAATGATTCAATAAATATTGATCTACTAGATAGATGGATATTCTTCACTAAAGAGTGACACATTAATAAATTGTGTATATTTATATATGATTCTACTACAAAAAATAGGAATTTATATATGAATAGAAGACATTTTTTATCAATAGGATCATTATGTTTTAGTAGCTATACCCTTGCTTTGCCAGATATATTGAAAGCAGATACAATCAATGGAAAAAAAAAGAATTTAATCAATATATTTTTGGCTGGAGGACCACCACATCTCGATTTGTGGGATTTAAAACCAGACGCTCCATCAGAAATAAGGGGATTATTTAAGCCAATTTCTACCAATGTAAATGGAATACAAATTTGTGAAGTATTCGATAAACTATCGAAAAGGATTGATAAATGTTCTATCATAAGATCAATAATTAATTCTCATGGAGATCATGCTGCATTTCAATGCATGACAGGATGGAAGCCAGATAATTTAAAAAATATTGGTGGTAGACCATCTATAGGCTCTGTTATATCTAGACTACATGGCTCAAACGATCCATCTATACCAGCATACATTGGTCTAGCAGCACCAACGCAGCACATGCCTTGGAGTGATTCTGGTACTGGAGGATTTTTAGGCCAGACTTATAATCCATTTAAGCCAAGTGGGGATAGTATTAAAGATATGACTCTTCATATTGATGCTAAAAGATTGTATGATAGAAAAAATCTATTATTACAATTAGATCAACTTAAGCAAGATATTGATTTTAATCTAAGATTTAATAGTTATGATAAACATGTTGAAAAGTCATTTGAAATATTGACAGATAATAAGTTATTACAAGCACTAGATATATCTAAGGTAAACAAAGACATATTAGAAAAATATGGAGATGGTAAGCCTTATAAATATCAATATGATGGAGCGCCCACAGATAATAGTCAATTATTAATAGCAAAAAGACTGCTTGAAGCAGGGGCTAGAGTTGTATCTTTGAGTTATGGTAGATGGGATAGTCATGGTGCTAATTTTGATTTAGTTAAAGATCATGGATCTAAATTAGATCAATGCTTATCGGCTTTAATAGATGACTTACAGACATCAGATATGCTTGATAATACATTAGTTATAGTTTGGGGAGAGTTTGGACGAACACCAAAAATTAATAAGGACGCAGGAAGAGATCATTGGCCTCAAGTAAATAGCGCTTTATTATTTGGTGGCGGATTGAAACATGGACAGGTTATTGGATCAACGAATAAACTTGGTGAATATGCTGTAGATAGACCTGTTGATTTTCAAGAAGTGGTAGCTACAATATATAACACTCTTGGTGTAGAAACTTCCTCAACTACTATTATTGATACAACAGGAAGACCACAATACTTAGTAGACCATCCATATATGAAAGAATTGATATGAACAGAAGACATTTTTTATCGCATCTCAATGGAACAATTGCACTTACATCAAGTACAGTTTTATTGCAGAATTCTATTTTAGCAAATGCTGAAAAACTTAAAAAACAAAACAAAAGTACAATATTATTATGGATGAGCGGTGGTCCTAGTACTATAGATATTTGGGATTTAAAACCAAATAGTCCAAGCGGTGGACCATTTAAACCAATATCTACTAATGTCGATGGAATACAAATATGCGAGCATTTACCATTATTATCTAAAAACATGGATAATCTTAGTATTGTTCGCAGTATGAGTACAAGGGAAGCTGATCATGGCAGAGGTAGATACTATATGCATACTGGATATGTGCCTAATCCTAATGTGGAATATCCAAGTTATGGATCAGTTATATCTCATGAATTGTTAAAAAATACTACTAATCAGATAGGAATACCACCTTTTATTAGTATAGGTGGTGCCAGTATTGGTCCGGGGTTTTTAGGTGCTACATATTCCCCACTTGTTGTTGATTATAATGGAACAATTAGAAATTTACAATCAAGTGTAGATTATCAAACCGTGCAAAGAAGATTAGAAGTTCTATCAGTAATAGAGAACAAATTTATTCAAGAAAAACGAGGAGAATTAGCAAGCGATCACGCTAAAATGTTGAATAAAACTGTTGATTTAATGTTTGGTCCACATACTCAAGTCTTAAACATAAATAAAGAACCACAAAACATTCGTGATAGATATGGCAACACTTCATTTGGTAAAGGTTGTCTCATGGCAAGAAGACTAGTAGAAATTGGCGTACCATTCATAGAAGTAGATATGGGTGGATGGGATAATCATATGGATATTTTTACAACACTACCAGATAAACTATCTCAAATGGATATTGGAATGAGTGCATTAATTGAAGATCTAGTAAGTAGGGGATTGTATGACAATACCACCATTATATGGATGGGGGAATTTGGTAGAACTCCAGATATAAATAAAAATGCTGGTAGAGATCACTGGGCTAGAAGCTGGAGTGCTGTAGTTGGTGGTGGAAAATTAAACAAAGGCATAGTTGTTGGTGAAACTGATGATGATGGAAAAAAGGTAATAAGTGAAGCTTATTCTTCAGAAGATTTAATGGCAACTATACTAAAAAGTTTGGATATTTCACTTGAAACTACATTTACCTCTAAAAATGGTCGTCCAATGAAGATTGCTAATTCTGGACGAGTAATTAAAGAACTATTCTAAATATAAAGGATGTGGTTGACTCTCAAGCCAAATCGTGTAGAATGACGATATAACAGAGCTTATGGAGATAAACAATGAAAAAAAGAATTGCTACTAAGCAAAAAACCCACAAACGATCAGACAAAATGGAAGTTATCGATCTAAAATCTACATCCATACCACAAAATGAACTAGAAAACTTTGTAGGATATATAAAAAATCTACACAAGATAGATTGTATACGGATATGGGAAAATCATTTTAGAATCAATGTTTGGATAGAAAAATATTGTGATAATTCAGTTTATCCAAAATATTCTATTACAAAATCATTTTTTGTATTTTATGATGGATGGCATATCGTAGATAAAACAGATAATAAAATACTAACATGAATAGAACATTAAAATGGGATATTAGATTTCTTGAGCTAGCTAAGTTGATTTCAACTTGGTCTAAAGATCCATCAACGCAAGTTGGAGCAGTAATTACAGATGGCATCAAAGTAATATCTATTGGATATAATGGTTTACCAATGTCTGTACGTGACGATGTAAACATCCTCAATAATAGAGAAGAAAAATATAAGTACATTATACATGCAGAAATGAATGCTATACTAGCTGCGAAATGTAATTTACATAATTTTACATTATACACATATCCATTTCTTCCATGTACTAATTGTGCATCTATGACGATCCAAGCAGGAATAAAGAGAGTAGTATCTATAGTATGTCAAAATGACAGATGGAAAGAAAGATTAGAGCAATCTAAAGATATTTTTAATCGTGCAAATATTGATGTAGTTGAACTTGGTGTGTATATATAATTGCATATATCACATGGAGTATCAATATGTTCTACAAAGAAGAGTTATGTGCAATAATGAATTTTGCATACGACTATCCAATAGACATAGAAGCCGCTTGGGCCGCTTATAATAGATTCAATCGACACATTCAAAGTGCTGACTTACATACAATTAAATATTTTCTGAAGATAATTTGCTACACAGACAATGAATTACTTTCTTTAAGAAATATTATGGCTGAAAGTGGAAAAGAATTAACGCCAAGTGAACTATCTCAGTATATTTTTATACTAAGCATATGTTTTTTTGATAGACTACATCAAACAATAGATACTCAAAAACATGAATAAAGTACAATTGATTGGATATTATGGTGGCGATGAAACACACGCATTATCAGCATGGACAAGCACATCAAGAGATTTAACAGAAGATAAAAGAAATAGAATAGACAAGTTGCTTTATATGCTAGCATCTGAGGGACATCATACGCCATTTGAAAAGTCTTCACTACATTTCTTGATATGTACAGACATAGCAACACACATACATATATTAAAGCATCGCATTGGAATTTCTGTTAATGCAGAATCAGCCAGATATAAAGAAATCAAAGAGGATTGTTTTTATATACCTTCTGATTTTCCAGACACTTGGCAACAAAAACTAGAAACATATACTAAGGCTGGGTTAGATTTGTATCATGAGTGCATCAAGGATTTAGTGGATACTCATGGTTTTAGTAGAAAAAGGGCTAAAGAGGCAGCAAGATTTTTTAGAACCTATAATACTCAAATTTCAGCAGATGTTATGTTTAACTTCAGAAGTTTTGCTCATTTTCTTGGGCTACGTAACACAGAAAATGCTCAATTAGAAGTCAAAAATATTGCAAAAGAAATGCTAGAATTAATAAAAAATATAGATGGTAATCCATTTAAGTATAGTTTAGAAGGTTTCAATCTATAGAAAGGGCCGGTAAAGGTATCGATTGGATCGTAGTTATTATGGTTAGCAAGTAGTGGTTGATCGACAGGCCACTTTAAAAGTCGATTAAACGCTTTAACTGGCGTAACACAGTTAGCTCTTGCTGCTTGAGAAAGTAGCAACAATCTTAGGAAGCGATGAAGGTAGCGTCCAAAAGATTGTCGTTAAATCCTTCTGCTGCTAGAATAGCCAACGGGTTCTAGCTAAGATTTGTTGGTACGGAAAGATGAATGTTGATTGTTCTTTAATCTTTCTTAAGAATTTATGAACAACTAAACTTGTAGAAGCTATATTAACACTATCACAAGACATGGGTTCGACTCCCATCCGGTCCACTTAAATAATAATGATCAAAAAATCAATCAAACATTTAAAAGAAAATAACATGCATTATGGTGAACATTTATTGTTTGCTTGGTCGCATGGTATAATGTGTATTGTGTCTGGTGCATTATTGATCATACATGGCATAATACCATCTTTATTTCCTAAGATTGGCTCTAGATTGATAGAAATATTAAACTATAGTTTCACTAATCGTAGGGGGTTTAAAAATGGCACTACTATCAGCAAGAACACTGATCGCGTTAACTAAAATTATTTTCTTTGGAAGAATGTTGTTTTCTGCTATATATCAAGTACTAATGAAAACTAAAAAATGTATATATTGTGGCATAGAAAAAACTGTTGTTCATTTTCCTAAACATATTATGTATAAGGATAAATTGGACATGAGATGTAATACATGTATTAAAAGTCAAAGAAAAATAAGAAACTATCTTCATAAGACGGCGCCACCAAAACCAGAAGTGTGTTCGTGTTGTGGTAAACAGCCAATAAAATGGTGTTTGGACCATGACCATATATCTAACGAATTTCGTGGTTGGATATGTGAAAAGTGTAACACTGGAATTGGTAAATTAGGAGATGATGTTAATGGTTTAGTAATGGCATTAAATTATCTTTTAAGCTACGAATTAGAAAGAAAAAAAATAGACATGTTGACTGAATCAGAGTCTGATGCTATAATAGAGTAGACTTAGAGAAGTCTAGGGTTTTGATTAATTTTTAGGAGGTATTATGTTAAACAATAGAATTATACTGAAGGGAAATTTGACTAAAGATCCAGAATATAAGACTGTTTCCGATAAGGAACTAGTCACATTTAGAATTGCTGTTAATGAATCTCTTGGAAATGGTAAAGAGGAAACCGTTTATCTTGATGTAGATGGATGGGGTAGTCATGCAGAGTATTCTAGAAATGTGGAGCTATCTAAGGGCGATAGAGTAATTATTGATGGTCGCCTAAGACAGCGTGATTGGGAAGACAAAGAAGGAAATAGCAGAACATCATATAGCGTTCTACCAAGTACCTTCTCTAAAGTTGTAAAGCCAAGTTTATCAAAGTGAGTTCATTGAGGTTCGTTGCCGCCTTCGGGCGGCACGAACTTCATTATTAATATGAGCATTAATAGTATAATTTCAAAATTAAACGCTATAGATCAACAAATGTCGGTTCTATCAGAACGACAATATCAACCACAAATTAGTGCTTCTGATCAAAGAGAGATTCTGAAAAGAAAAAAGAAGCTAGAAAAAGATCAGAAAAAATTACTTAAAAGACTTCAAGCAATAAAAAATGGAAATAATGATAACTATGAATAAGAATCATCGACAAGCGAAACATGAAAGAAGGCGTAGACTAGCACTAAAGAAAAGAGCAGAAAAAGATACTAATAAACTAGAGAGAGAAATAGAAAAAATCCAAAATAAAAATACACATATTGTAAAAGAAAGTTCTGAAAAGGAACATAGAAGAATTGCACTCTCTATGTTGCCTAAAGAAAAGATACAAATTACCAATATTAAAGAATATAGAAAAACACGAAAAAAGAAATTTAAGGGCGTAAAATGAGTAATGCTGGCTTTGCAAATTCTAGTGGTGCTATTATATATTTAATTTTATTATTGCTGCCAACCACCCTATGTTTGGCTACACCATTAATTAATAAATTATATTCTAGAAATTATATTCGACAGACATGTAATGCTTCAAATACAGTCTATAAGACGATATATGTTGAAAAACCAGCTAAGATCAACAAAACTGTAAGACTTAATAATGAAAAACAACTAGAAACTTCTGCTGAATTACTTACAAATACTAGGCAGGCATTAGTAAAATTGGGATATAGGGTTAGAGATGCGAAGTCTGTAATAGAAAAAATGTGTAAAAATAAATGCTACACAGATGAGGTAAGTCTGATACGTGACTGTGTATCATATACACACAAAAATAAATAGGAGAAAATCATGCCACTACCAAAAAGAGGGGAAAAAGAAACAAGGGAACAATTCATGTCAAGATGCATGAGTGATGAAACAGTACAAAAAGATTTCCCAAATCAAGACCAAAGAGTGGCAGTTTGCATGAGTAATGCTGGATTTAATGCAAAGTCTATGGATACAGTAGATTTTGCATATAATTATGAAACATTTGGCTTTACTGAAGACTTAAATGAAGATAATTTTTATACCCCACTAGAGTGCGAATATGTTGATTTAGGCGAACAAACACAAGAATGGGATATTTCTAAAGAAAATGCAAGTTTATGGGAAAATATACGTAAGAAAAAGGAAAGAGAAGGAAAAAACTATAAGCCAGCACAACCCGGAGATAAAGATAGACCAACTAAACAAGCTTGGAAGCAAGCAAAGTCTGACAGCGGAGATGCAATGGCTATAGAGCAATTGCAAAAAATGCATGACCAATTGATGGGCATAGTATCAAAAATAAAAATGATGGATATTAAATTTCAAGATTGGACCAAAGATATGATATCTAAGGCAGAAATATATGTACAAAATGTTTATGATTTTGTTTCATATTATGAGCCGGGTAAATATGAAGATGAATATGTGGAAGAGCCTTCAGAGCTTGAGGATGAGGATGAGGATATGGAAGATGACAGTGCATATGCCTCTGAGTATCAAGGAAGAAAAGTCACATTAAATAAACCATTTAGAACACCAAAAGGTCCAAAAAAGTTTAGTGTTTATGTCAAAAATGATAAAGGTAATGTAGTCAAAGTAAATTTTGGTGACCCAAATATGGAAATTAAAAGAGATATTCCAGCTAGGCGTAAAAGCTTTAGAGCAAGACATCAATGCGATACTAATCCGGGTCCAAAGTGGAAAGCAAGATATTGGTCATGCAAAATGTGGTGACATATGAAAAAAAGAAATATACTTAAAGCAGTAGAAAATCAAATAGTTTGTCCAAAATCTACACAAGATATTAGCATCAATCTACAAAATAGACAAATATGTGTGGATAAGGCTAATTATGGTCCAGCAAATCCATCATTAAATGATGAACAGTTTTGGCAAAAAAAGGCTTTATTATTTAAAACATCCATTGAAAATGCAAAAACAATGAGATGTGCAAATTGTGCAGCTTTTATAAAAACAGAAAAAATGTTAAACTGTATACATAAAGGAATAGCTGAACTATCCGAAGAAGAGCAAGAACTAAAGATAGCAGAGGAAATAACAGATAAAGCTAATCTTGGATACTGTGAACTATTTGATTTTAAATGTGCTGGTGATAGAACTTGTGATGCTTGGATTACTGGTGGTCCAATAACCTAGTATTAATTATAGAAATAAATATAAAAATGATTAACAAGTTTATTCAACTAATGTCAGAATATAACAAGTCTGATGCTTTACAATATGGGAAACCCGGCCCAAAAGATCCAAGAAAAACACCAGCACCTAAGAAGGATCAAAAAAGGGGTTCCAAAAAAAATCCACCAAAGAGTGCTGATAAACCAAATACCAAGATAGATTTTAGTAAGGATGTTGAAGATCAACTTAAAAGTATGGTAGCAGAGCATAATAAAAAGAATAAAGGTAGCAAAGCCACCCTTGGTATGTTAAAAACAGTATATAGAAGAGGAGCAGGAGCGTTTAGTACAAGCCATCATCCAAAGATGAGTAGACATGGATGGGCTATAGCAAGAATAAAAGCCTTTCTTTATCTCTTAAGAAATGGTAGACCGTCTAATCCAAACTATAAACAGGATAATGATTTATTACCAAGTGGACATCCAAAGAAAAAATAATATATACGTGGAATATATATAATGCTTAATATCGGCTCTAATGAAATAAAAAAAATATACTTTAGCTCTCAAGAAGTGCAAAAAATATATGGTGGCTCATTATTAATTCCAACACAATCAACCACCACTACAACAACCACTGCTGCTCCAACAACCACAACCACAACCACTGCGGCACCAACCACCACAACAACCTCAACTACTACTACCACTGCGGCACCATTTTCACCAATGGCAGTTATGCTAACAACTGGTTCTTCATATACAGTACCAACTGGTGCCACCACTATGAAAGCATGGGCTATTGGAAGTGGTGGAAACTACGAAAAGGGGGCTGGTGGAACAGCATATAAAACTTGGAATGTTAATGGCGGCTCTTCTGTAGCTTATACAGTTGGTGCTGCTGTTAATAATGCTAATTATGGCTCATTTGGTAATAATACAACAATAACATATGATAACACAACCATTACCGGCTGTGGTGGAGGTAGGTTAATTAGTGGATTTGGATTCAATGGTGGTGACGGTGGCGCTAACGGTGGGGGTGGAGGATATCAAGGTGGTGGAGAATACGCTAACGGAGCAGTTGGTGGAAATACTCCACAGGGTGTGGGTAGGCCAGTATTTAAAGCAACAGATATAGACGGCCTATTTGCCGTATTAAATCTATTAGGAATAGATCCAACTACATACGTTAATTATAATTATGATATGACTAATCCAAATGTATTTGGTGCTGGTACTAAATTTGATAAGTATGGAAGTTTTGCCTCTGGCGGTATAGGCGGCGGTAATGGATTCGGCACAGTAGAAACTAGAGAAACTGGAGCAGTAATACTTTACTTTACATAATCATGCCAAGCATATTAACAAGCCCGAATGGAAATAGTATAATTCTAATTCCTCGCAGTGGATCGCACTCAATAGCAATGGCTATGTTACAGTCCTTTTATCCAGATATAGAAATAACAGATTCATATCATCCTGCTTATTTTTATCCAATTAGCCAAGACAATGGTCAAAAATGTGTTATTGTTAGAAATCCAATTGAAAGATTTCGATCTATGGTGGCTCATGGAAATAGAACAGTTGAAGAACAATTAGAAAATCCAATATACGGCTGCGAGTTCTGCCATATTACAAATTATGACAGAGCATTTTTATTTGAAACGCAATTACAAGATTGCGCAAATTGGCTTGGAATTACAGTGCCATTGCCACATTTGGATGCTAGTGAAAATAAACCTATTTTAACGCCAGAACAAGAAAATAGAGTTCGTGAAATATATGCAATAGATATTGAATTATGGGAGTCATTGATGAATCCATAATTTTATGAGTCAAAAATTATTAACAATTGGTATGGCAACATATGATGATTATGATGGAGTATTTTTTACAATACAAAGTTTAAGAATGTATCATGAAATCTGTAACACAGATTCTGTAGAATATATTGTTTTAGATAATAATCCAAATAGCGAAAGCGGAAAAGTTACAAAAAAATTTGTTGAAAACGGATTAAATCAACTTGGTAAATACATACCAAAAGAAGATAAAAGTTCTAGTTTTAACAAATATGAAATAGTAAAACATGCTATTGGAAAATATGTTCTTATTATTGATTGTCATGTTTTATTAGTTAAAGGCGCTATTAATTCGTTATTAAATTATTATGCAGAAAATAAGGATTGTAAGAACTTGATACAGGGACCGTTGATTTATGATGATCTAAAAAATTTTTCTACTCATTTTGATCCCAATTGGAGCGGAGATATGTACGGAACATGGGCTACTGATCATGAAAAATATAAATCTAATAAACCATTTGAGATACTAATGCATGGTATGGGTTTGTGTTCTTTTGAAAAGAAAAACTGGCCGGGAATATGTGAACACTTTAAAGGATTTGGTGGAGAAGAAGGATATATAGCAGAAAAATTTAGAAGAAATGGTGGCAAAAATATATGCTTGCCACAACTTGGATGGGTACATAGATTTGGAAGACCGCTTGGTGTAAAATATCCATTAATACTTGAAGATAGGATATGGAATTATTTTGTTGGATGGCTAGAATTAACTCAAGATCCAGATCATGAAATGATAAAACAAATTTTCTCATATTTTAAATCAAGAATACCAGAAAGCTCTATAGAAAACATATTTAATTCCGCTCTAAATATAATCAAACTAAAAAATGAATAGAAGAAATATATTACAGCTTGGCGCATTGAGTTGTATTGGTATTAATAATACTAATTATTCAATGTTAATTGCAGATGATAACATTGCTACAGAAGCAAAAGCAAAATCTGTAATTTACATATATTTACCCGGTGGATTTTCTACCCAAGAAACATTTGATCCTAAACCATTTGCCCCAGCAGAATACAGGGGGCCACTATCATCAATAGATACTTCAATTACTGGAATTAAATTTAGCGAATTATTGAAAGATACTGCCAAGATTGCAGATAAGATAACAGTAATACGATCTATGAACCATAATGAGGCAGCACATGAACGTGGAACACACAATATGTTTACCGGATGGCGACCATCGCCAGCAATACAATACCCCAGTATTGGTTCTATAGTGGGTCATGAATTAGGTGGAAAAAACAATCTACCACCCTATATTACAGTACCAAATGTACCTAATGAATTCGCTGGTGCCGGTTATTTAAGTCATTCATATTCTTCTTTTAGTCTTGGTGGAAATCCAGAAGATCCCAATTTTAAAGTAAGAGATCTAAGATTGCCAGAAGGAATATCGATACAAAGATTTGATAAAAGAAAAAAAATGTTGGAGGTCGTCAATAAAAATTTTGATGCAACACAAAAATCTGATGCTTTAGTTGCCATGAATTCATTTTATGAAAATGCTTTTGAGCTAATGGATTCTAATGCGGCTATAGAGGCATTTGATTTATCATTAGAAAAAGATGAAACAAAAGAAACATATGGCAAGAATTCTGCTGGCATGAGGATGTTATTATCAAGAAGGCTAGTAGAAGCTGGAGTAAGATTTATAACAATGACATATGGTGGATGGGATCATCATGATAATATTGCTACTAATATGCAAACTCAATTACCACCTTTTGATAAAGCATTTTCAAGTTTAATACTTGATTTAGAATCAAGAGGATTATTAGAATCTACATTGGTAGTAGTTGGAACAGAGTTTGGAAGAACACCAAAAATAAATCCAACTGCCGGAAGAGATCATTGGCCCAAGCTATATAGTGGAATAATGGCTGGTGGCGGTATAAAATCTGGAATAGTATATGGATCTAGCAATGATACGGCCACTGATCCACTAGATAATCCTGTGTCAGTAGAAGATTGGGCCTCGACTATATATACACTACTTGGTATTAATCCAGAAAAACATATTATGGCTCCCGGCAATAGACCTGTAAAAATAGTAGATGGCGGAAAACCAATATTAGAAATAATTGTATGACACTTGTTAGATTCTTAAATACTTTTCTTTGTATATTAGTATTTGCTGGCTTGACATCAAAATATTGTATTGCGGATGATTTATATATTTTTAGTGCCAAATGGTGTCCTTCCTGTGTTAATTTAAAAAAATTTCTAGATGATAATACAGATCTACATGACATATACAATATTGTGATTATCGATATAGATGAATCACCAGATCTAAAAAAACATTTTAAAATTAGAGTTGTGCCAACTACTATCATTCTAAATGATGATTCTTTAGAAGTAGCAAGAATAACTGGATACGACAATTCTTATCAGAACAGACTAAAAAAATTAATGAAATAAGGGAAAATAAATTGGATATTGAAATCTTTGCTATCAATGAAACCAAGAAAAATAATCAACCAAAACAACTAGTACTAAATAATAAACAATATAAATTAGCTATTGATAGTTTTAAACACGAAATATCATATTACGAATTATCTGCTCAAATACATAAAATAAGTATTGATGATTTACCTAGCCAAGTAAAATCTAGTATTGTTATTATAGTTGATAATACATTTTATGTAGAAGATGATTACTTAAATAAGATCATTTCTATTAATAATTTATTAAGAGATGGTGGTATATTCTGTGGCCCAACTAATACACATACACACGCCTCACTTAATAATGGTATCCATAAGATAAATCAAAAATATCAAAGATATAATCTTGATAATGGTCATAATGTTATATCAGATCTTACTGAAGAAATACATCTATATCCAGATTTATTATACTGTGCCATATCTGGAAGAGCCTATAATGATTTTTCCTATAGGCCAGTAATTTCATATAGACATAAAAATATAAGTAATAAATTATTTATAGCACAAATGGCTAATAGATATCGTGTTTATTATTGTAGTACACTGAGTAAAATAAAATATCTAGATGAAATAGATTTTTCAATGGAAAAGATATCTGATTTTTATTATGATTCTGGATACCAAGATGGATTATTAGTCAGCAATAAAAACTTAGATGAAAAAAGAAAAGAATTGTGGCATAGATTTGTAGAGTCTCCAGAAATGCTAGATAATGAAATGCCAAGATGGCTATTAGATTCAAATCCAGACATGGATGGTGATTATTTGGAAAATTTGGTTATATGTAAGTGTAAATATCAAATAGGATTTTATGAGGGGATGCTATCTAGAAAACTGATATGATTACAATTGATTTATCTAAGTCATCTGGATTTATACATCATAGATCTGGATGGCAGTTTTGTTTAAGCCAATTAAAAACACTACACTCACGTAGTGGTATTTTTTGTGATGACTTTATTGAAAGATCTTTTTCTTGGTATTTATACGATCATTTTCGTGGAAAAAGTATTCATAAAATACCATATAAGCATAAATGGATAGGTTTTTTGCATAACCCGCCAAATATGCCAAATTGGTTTAATTATTTTGATTCCCCAAATGCTATATTGAGTCGTCCAATTTTTCAAGAATCTTTAAAAACATGTAAGCTTTTAATTGTACTATCTAAGTATTTGAAAGAATGGCTTTCGTCGCGTGTTGATGTTCCAATAATAGATCTTAAGCATCCAACACAGATTCCAAAGTTAAAATGGTGTCCAGATAAATTTATACACCAGCGTTGCAAGCCAGTAATACAACTAGGATATTGGTTAAGAAAATTAGATTCACTACATAAATTAAATATAGGAACAGATTATACAAAAATCTGGCTTCCTAGTTCGTATGATTATACTTTAACTATGCTCGATGTATACAACAAAACAAATCCAGACGCCCATCAATCTAGATATATGTGGGCTGGAGTATCAATGTTAAAATTTCTAGAAGCCGATCAATTTGATGAACTATTAACTAGGGGTGTAGTATTTTTGGATCTATATGATAGTTCTGCTAATAATGCGATCATAGAATCTATGTCTAGAAATACACCAATAATAGTAAATAAATTACCAGCAGTAGTTGAATATCTTGGTGCTGATTATCCATTATACTTTGATAATCTTTCTGAGGCTGAATCAAAAATAAGAAACACAGATTTAATCATCGAAGCCCATGAATATCTAAAAAATATGCCTAAATACTTTTTAAGTGGCAGATATTTTGTCAATGATTTTAAGAAAAAGTTAGAGAATATATTATGAAGTTAATTTTTTCACCAGTTCCAAGATCTGGTTCAACAGCTTTATGTGAGTATATAGCATATTCATCTGAAAGTACTTTGTCTGTGGAACCATATAATCCAGAGTGCAATGAAAATAGACAAGTAACATTAAAAGATAAGTTCGAAGAAATACAAACATATGATATTATAAAAATATTAGGCTGGCCTCTAGATATATTAGATAATTTTGAAATAATAGATGTGGCTGAAAAGATTATTTTTTTATATAGAGAAAGTGTCTTGGATACTATGCTATCTAATATTGTATCGATGACCTATTCTGGAGACTATAAAATATACGAAAAGCATAGACTAAAAAATAGTTTTCAAAATGATGTAGCTCAGTCTTTATTAAATGATTTTTATTCTGAAGTAAGACCACCAATCGACTTAAAAGAATTTGCTGTCTGTTATTTTGATTTCATAAAAAATATTCAATGTTATTACAATTATGTAAAATTTTATCATAGCAATAAAACCTTAATAGTGAAATATGAGGATTTATATTCTGAAAATCAATCACTAGAACTAGATAAAATAATGCATTTTTTGAATTTGCAAGCAAAAAATATTGACAGTTTATCGCTGATGGACGCATCAAATAAATTAAATAATTATGATACATATAAAAAAATTATACCAAATCTGGATGAAGTGATGAATTGGCATAAATGTTTAAATGAAAATGAGTGTTTATCAAAATGAAAAACTCAATATATACATCATATGGATTTGGAGTATTGAATAATAAAGAAAATATAGATTGGGTTAACTTGCAAAAAAATAAGATGATAGAATATTGCAAGAAACATGGACTTGCTTTTAATGTAATAGATGAAAAAAATAAATTCATGCAAATTATACTCAATAATTTTCAGACAGATAAAAAACCTTCTTGTAAAGATTACAGTGTATATACATTAAGTGCAATAGCTGCAATATTGGATTTTTGTGATTCTGGTTATGACAATTTTTATTGGTTACATTTAGATATGGCTATTAACTTAGATAATATTAATATCTTTGATATACTTAACATTGATAATAATCACGTTTATTGCTGGTCAAATAAAAAACCAACACAAGAAGACAAGATTGGTTGGGCAAATACAAAAATCGAATGGCTAAAATACCTCATATCTAAAATCAATTTATCGCAAGATGAAGAATTTTACACATTATCTAATGCGTCTCTAATTTTTGCAAACAAACAATCAGCTATGTCGTTTAAGCAAATATTGCTAGAACATCTTGATATATTAAATATCAAAATAGAAACAAAATGCATTGAGGAAACTATTTTAGAATTAGTGTATTACATATGTAAAAAGAAAAATTTAAATCTAAACATTAAGGAGTTTTGGGGGGCTAGAAAAACAGGTCCATATGCCCCAGCACAATTTTATGAAGAGTCATTTGATAATCTCTCCATAGATGAAACTGTAGACAAATATAAGAATGCGATATTTATACATTTTTGGGGTGAGAGCAAAAAACATATACCAGAATTTTATAGGCGAAAAAATGAAAATAATAATAACACTGTCTGGTAAAAGTGAAAGATTTACTAAAAATGGATATCCAGAAAAATCATTCATAAAAGTTGTAAATAAATACATGATTGAACATGTAATCAATATGTTTGATGGCATCTCACATGATAATATATATTTGATCACAAAAAATTGTAATGTTGCTAGTAATAGAATTCTACAAAAACTATTTCCAAAAATAAATATTAATCCAATATCGCCAAATTCAGATGGTCCAGTTGTATCAATATTATCGGCAAATTTAGATATCAATCCAGAAGAAGAAATTATTGTAAGCTATTGTGATCTAGTAAGTATCTTTAATTTAGACAAACTAATTTCATATGTTCATACAAATAATGCTGATGGATGTATATTGACACACTGTGGATTACATCCGCATAAATTTTACAATACTAATTTTGCACATGTTAGACATGATAGCAATAATAATGTATTAGAAATTAAAGAAAAAGGATGTTTTACAGCACATCCAATATTTGAACACGCATCTAATGGAATATATTATTTCAAATCATTCCAAATGATGAATCATTATTTTAGAAAATTGATAGAATCTGGCAACAGAGTCAATAATGAATTTTATGTAACAATGCCATATAATTTAATTATTAACGACAATCTAAAGATATTGATGTATGAAACAGAACAATATATATGTCTTGGCACACCAAGAGATGTAGAATTAATAAATGCGTGGAATGATATCATAGTAAAGTCTAATATACATCAAGATGAAGATTTAATTATGGTATATAACTATTGGAAGAAAATATTCAATGATAAATTTTATAGCTCCAATTAATAATCTCGGCTATGGTATAGCTGGATATAATCTACTGAAAGAATTATATCAAATAGATAATACAATTGCATTATATCCAATTTCAAGACCAGAAAATATGGATGATACCCATATTATATCTATAAGTATTAATAATCAACTTTATTTTGATAAACATAGACCGTGTATAAAATTATGGCATCAACATGATTTACAGACCAAAGTTGGTAATGGTACATATTTTGGTTTTCCAATATTTGAATTAACCAAATTTAATTCTCATGAAATAGTCAGTTTATCTCATTGTGATAAAATTATGGTATGTTCTAACTGGGCAAAAGAAGTCGTAATGAATAATGTGAATAAATTTGATCAATCAGACATTCATGTAATTCCGCTTGGTGTAGATGCTACTGTATTTAGGCCATGTACACTGCCAAATAAAAGGTCAACTACAGTCTTTCTCAATTGTGGAAAATGGGAAATTAGAAAAGGTCACGATATTATTGTTGAGTGTTTTAATAGGGCATTTACCTATCATGACGATGTAGAACTATGGATGTTATGCGATAATCCTTTTATAGGCGAACAAAATAATGAATGGAAAAGCCTATATAAAAACTCACAGCTGGGTGAAAAAATAAGGATAATACCTAGACAGCAAACCCAAAAAGATGTGTATAATATTATGAGGCTCTCAGATTGTGGAATATTTCCATCTAGGGCTGAAGGGTGGAATTTAGAGTTACTTGAAATGATGTCATGCGGAAAACATGTAATTACTACCAACTATTCTGCACATACAGAGTTTTGCAATAATCAAAATGCCATGCTTATAGATGTCGATAATCTAGAGACAGCGTTTGATGGAGTATTTTTTGATGGTAAATGTGGTTTTTGGGCTGAGTTGTCTGATAATCAAAAAGAAGAAACTATAAGTCATATGAGGCTGGTGCATAAGAAAAAACAGAACGGTGAACTAAATATTAATGTAGATGGTATTCAGACAGCAGAAAAATTTTCATGGCAAAACTCAGCTAAAGGAATATTAAATGCAACTCGACTTTAGTACTCCATCAAAAATTCTAAAGACGTACAAGGATGGATTCGTCGGTAGCATTTGTGATCCAGAAGATACTGATAAATTATTGGGTGAATTAAGACATCCATTATTCGGTGCTGCTGCATATAAATTATATGGAACAGGAAAAGGAAAATTATCTCTTCCATTTAAAAATCTATTAAAATTCGATCCTAATTTTGGTCCTTCAGAAAGACAAGTAGTTGGTGATTGTGTCTCACACTCTACTCGTAATGCAATAGATATCACTAGAAGCTGTGAAATTATCAATGGAGAAAATGAAGAGTTTGTTGCTCGCGGTGCTACAGAAGGCATATATGGTTCACGCGGACACGGTGGTGAAGGCATGACATGTTCTGGTGCGGCAAGATTTGTCAAACAAACTGGTGGTGTATTAATTAGACAAAAATATGACAATATTGATTTAACATCATATCAAGGTAAACTTGCATCGTCTTGGGGACGAAGCGGGCCACCTAAGACGCTTATAGAAGAAGCACAAAAGAGGCCAGTAAGAACAGCCAGTTTAATAACAACCGTAGAAGAGGCCAGAGACGCTCTGGCAAATGGATATGGCATAAGCGTATGTTCAATGTTTGGATTCAGTTCTCGTAGAGATAAGTATGGTATAGCCGCCCCATCTGGATCTTGGGCGCACGCTATGGCTTGGATAGCCGCAGATGATACCCATGAAATATATAATGAAACTCTTTTCTTGGTTCAAAATAGTTGGGGAGTTTGGAATAATGGCCCAAAACGACACGATCAACCAGATGGAAGTTTTTGGATTAGAGAATCTGTAGCCCGTGATATGTTAGGCTCTAGTGGATCATGGGTGTTTAGTGATGTTGATGGCTTTCCAGCAAGAAATATAGATTGGACTCTTGATGAGGTATTTTAATATGAGAAATCTTAAATTTGTAGCTTTATCACTTACATTATTATTGCCATTTATATTTCATGGAGTAATACAAACTCAAGATTCTAACTTTAGTTCATCAAAAATAAACATAGAAGATCTTGTGTATAGTGCTAATAATGCTTTTAGTAAGGCAGAAAAAGAAATATTTGAAATTAAGCCAAAACCAGATGACAATATAATTAGACCAAATCCAGATCCTAAAAAGTGTCCATGCAAAGGAACTGGAAGAATAATACACGGTGATGGACATACAACAGAATGTCCATTTCATGGCGCGGGGTTAATAATCAAACAACATCAATAGGAGCGAAAAATGAATAAAGTCAAATCTTTACTCACTTCAAGACGTTTTTGGGTTGCAGCAATTGGTTTAGCAACAGTAGTTTCATCTGAATTATTTGGTGTTCAACTTGATCATGAGCAACTTTTAGCGGTTACCAGTATTGTTGTAGCATGGGTAGTTGGAGATACTATTAGAGAGACAAAATGATGAAAGATATTTTAGGTTTATTAACTCCTACTCAATGGATTGTCTTGGGGTGTGGTGTATTGATGCTAATACTTGGTTCTAAAGATTATGTAGTATCAAATGTAAAAAGTTTGTTTGATAATAAACAGGAAGTAACACCCAAACCAACTACTAATACAGATTTAACATCTATAGTAGCAAAGTGGGAAATATTATCAAATGCCTGTAAACAAGCTAATTTACTTGATGCTTACAATAAATTACAAGAAGTATTTCCAATGTTGGTATCTGTATATACACTAGAAAAAAATAGGAAAACTATTGATGAAAAGTAATTATTTGCTTATTGCTGGATTAGCTCTGGTGGTTTTTGTATTTCTAAGCAAAATATCTGGAGTAGAAAAGGATGTCACTCCAAGCCTTGGTATACAAAAACCAACAGATGCTATAGCACAACAAGTGTCTAAGATCACTAATATAGTCACAAATGATACTGATAGATTAAACCTAGCAGTGTTTAATAAAGTATTTGCTGATAGAATTATATCATATGATATAGATACGCAAAAATTAAATCATTTATACACACTGGCTGGTAAATATTTTTTTGGGGATTCGCTCAAAGATAAATATGCAGATCTTGACATTTTCTTAATCAATAGTATAATAGACACGGTTGGAGATAAAAATCATATACTATCTGATAATGAAAAGTTACTACTACAAGAAAAATTCTATGGAATTGCTTGGTACTTGAATAATTGAAAGGAAAATAATGGATATTTTAGGAGCGGCTGAAAGCAGATTACAATCTATTATAGACGAAAATTCTTTTATTATCAATGTCTTAGTTAAAGATCAATCTAAGAATAATTCTTTAAATGAATTATTGAATGCTATTAGACAGTATCAAAGTGCGGCATCACAATTAGAAATTGTCAAAAATCTAAAATCACAAGTCCAATATACTACAACTAATTCTGATGCAAAAGAACCAACATGAAAGTAGCATTGACACTAATTGTCGTGCAACAAAATCCTAATGT